CATCGAGGCTGGCTGGGGCATCAAGGCTGGCTGGGGCATCAAGGCTGGCGATGAATTTGGCATTTATGCTGGTCTGCGCTGCCGTATCACGAATAAAACTCAACGCAAGATCATCGCAAAAAAACGCCCGGAGAACATCATGTGCGGCGAATTTGAGGAAAAGAGCGATTCGGAGGGGAAGGCATGAGCTTCAGTAAGAAAAAACGGGAAGCGGTCCATGCGAAGTATGACGGCCACTGTGCCTACTGCGGACGGACTATCGACATCAAGGATATGCAAGTCGATCACTTTCTGCCGCTGCGGGCGGGGGGCATTTACGCTGTTGCGACGGACGATTTTTCAAACCTGATGCCTGCCTGCCGGATGTGTAACCACTACAAACGGGCAAATTCTCTGGAAACGTTCCGCCGGTATATTGCGGAGATCCCTCGCAAGCTCCGCGAGAACTACATCTACAAGGTTGGTGTGGTTTACGGGAATGTAGTTGAGAATGTGAAGCCGATCAAATTCTACTTTGAGCAAATGGAGGGCAAGAAGGATGGGACAGCATAAGTACAATCCCACCGCCATTGCGGCGAAGAACGGAGAGATTCCGCCGAAGGAGCGACCAAAGCTCACAAAGCGGCAGGCAGAGAAGCTCATGAAGTTGAAAATCGTAAAAATGCTCGACCCATTCGGCGCTCTGCCGGATGGTATGGCAGAAATTATTGCAGGAGGTATGCCGTTTGGATAAGTTAAAGCCGTGCCCGTTCTGCGGCGGCTCGGCCAAGATCGTCCTGTGCGACGATGAAGGAAATCTTCACGATGAAGATTATGCGTTGAGACCTTATAGCGGGGTGGGTTTTATGATCAGGCATACTCACGAAGAAAACCCGCAGTGCCCGATTGCGAGATACGAGGTAGACGGCGGCATAGTCGGTGGCGTGTATATCTACGATACAGAGATGCTGCTTTCACAGCATGACAGCTACATCGACGCACTGAAGGAGGCGATTTCATCGTGGGAGCAGGCCGATAGCTACGAAGCCAAGTGCGACTTCATGCGAGCCATCGGCGACATCGGCGCTGAGATCCACCGCATGAACAAGGTGACCGGTTTACGGTGAGGAGGCGCAATGAAGATAGCACAAGCGAGGAGACTGCTTGCTGAAGACGTCGAAACGATGACTCTGGAGAATCTCCAGAAATACAAGGTCAAGGTGATCGACGCTTGGCGAGAGAGCCGAGCGGACTACGGCATAGGTCAGGCTGTTAGGGACGGCTTCTACTTGCAGACCGGTGAGAACGCCTCTGAGCATACGCCGAAAGACCTGTGGCTTACGCAGAATCTCGTCAAAAGGCTCGACGCAATCGACCTGAGAGAGCGAGAACTACTGCGGTAACGGTAACACATGGCGCGGAGGTGTCGCAAAACCGCCACACAAGGCAGGGAAACGTTTCTACGGTCGATCTGGTATCAATTCACAAGTAGCGATGGTATCTGCTGATGTTCGGAGCGGTAAAGGCGATGAGCGAGAAGGAGGCGCTGAATGGAAAGAATCCGACGCCAAAGACGGTGGAAGAGTGTCGAAGAGATCTTTGCGAAGAATATCTTGATGTGATTATTTGCACGGGTGTACTGAATTTAGATCTGCCACCGGAGGGTGTAGAAAGGAAGATGCTTCGCTGGATGAAACGCCTCGGGATCAGAAACGGCGATTGTGGCACAAAAGGGACTCCGGGGGCGCTGGGGTTGATCCACGGGGCGAGAGAGGGACATGACGGCTGAACGGAGCGCCGGACGACCGGCGCTGCTTTGAACCGGCAGAAAAAAGAGAAAGGGTGAGCGGGGATGCGCAGAGTGAAGCAGAGGATCTTCTGCGGCGCGGTTTGCGAGCAGATCATATACAACATCGGAGACAGCGCGGACATCAGGACGGCGAAGCCGAGAAAGCCGCGCTTTGAAAACGAAGAAGACCGGGCTGCGCACCGCGAGGCGATCAGCCGACGGAAAAATGCGCGGCTTGTCAATGCGAACTTCTCGCCCGCCTCGCTTTATTCGACGCTGACCTTTGATCTGGACAGCGAAGTACATACCGTTGCGGATTGCAAGCGGGAACGAGACAATTTCTACCGCCGCATACTATATAAATATCCGGCGGCGAAGATCTATCTGGTGTACGGCAAGGGCAAGCACACGGGGCGCTTCCACTTGCACATGATCTCGGACGGCGTGCCGGAGGAGGAGATCGGGAAGCTCTGGGGACGCGGCAGCGTGATCGACGTGAAGCCGCTGCGCAAGCACAACTATTATAAAAATGAGAGCGGGCAGCTCGTCGACCACGGGCAGGACTACACGGCACTGGCGAATTATCTCTTTGACCACTGGCGGGAGGAGTTCGGCGGGCACCGCTGGAAGGCAAGCCGGACGTGCCGGATGCCGGAGGCGGAGATGCCGACGGAGGCCGTGCGCGAGTACAGCCCGAAGAGGCCGCCGGTGGCACCACGCGGATATGTGCTGGCGGAGTGCCGGGCGACGAAGTACGGATATCAATATTATAAATATGTATGTGTGCCGGAAAAGGAGCAGGAACGCAAGCGGACAAAACGCCGCTTAGATTGAGCCTTGTAAATGTGTAAAGTTTTACGACGAAGGAGGCGGAGCATGAGCGACTACTGGCACAGGGCGTACATCTGCCCATTTTGGGCGGCAGCTGGCAAAAAGACGATCAAGTGCGAAGACGGCTGCATGCTCTGCTTCCGGGAGAGCTGCGACACAGCAGAGTACATCAGCCGGTATTGCGCAAGCTATGATTACCGGAAGTGCAGCGTCGCGGCGGCAAAGCTGCGATATTTCGATCGGCAGGCATAAAGATATTGGCACAGAGGAAGCGCGCGGGGATGGTCCGGGCGCTCTTTTGGCGTGGGGTGAAAAGCCAAAAAGCATGGTTTATGCTTAAAAGCGAAGGGAGGTGACGCCGGATGGGACGGAAACCGACATTCACATCGGCAGAGGAAATGCAGGAGAAGATCGACGCCTATTTTGCAAGCTGCGAGCCGGAGCTGCTGCGAGATGGAGATGGAACGCCGATGCTGAACAAGAACGGCGAGCCGGTATACGTTGGCGGAAGGCCGATGACCATTCAGGGGCTTGCGCTGGCGCTCGGGTTTACCTCGCGGCAGAGCTTACTCAACTACAAGGCAAAGCGCGAATTTGTGGACACGGTGACGCGCGCGCGCCTGCGCGTGGAACAATACGCAGCCGAACGGCTCTTTGACCGGGATGCACAGCGCGGCGCACAGTTTACGCTGGCATACGGATTTGGATATGCGCGGGACGTTGAGAACGGCAAGAACCGGGAGACGCAAGGCGTGAAGATTGAGATTGACCGGGAGCTGGAGGAGAGCAGCGAATGAGAACGCTGACAATCGGCACGGTACAGCCGAAGCAGTGGCTCTTTATGACCGACAAGCACCGGCACATCGCATACGGCGGAGCACGTGGCGGCGGGAAAAGCTGGGCGGTACGCGCAAAGTCAAAATTGCTGGCGCTGCGATACCCGGGAATCAAGATCCTGATTGTGCGGCGCACGATGCCGGAGCTGCGCAACAACCACATCGACCAGCTGCGGACAGAGCTGAAGGGATTTGCAAAGTACAACCAGACGGAAAAGATCTTCCGTTTCCCGAACGGCAGCAGCATCGCGTTCGGCTACTGCGCAAAGGACAACGACCTCTACCAGTATCAGGGCGCGGAATATGACGTGATCTTCATCGACGAAGCGGCGCAGCTCCGCGAGGAATGGATCAAGAAGATCAACGCCTGCGTGCGCGGCGCGAACGGATTTCCGAAGCGGACATACTACACGCTGAACCCCGGTGGGCCGAGCCATGGCTATTTCAAGCGGCTGTTTGTCGACCGGGTTTTTAACCCGGACGAGCACCCGGAGGATTATTCCTTCATCCAGGCGAAGGTAACGGACAACAAGGCGCTGCTGCGGGAGCAGCCGGACTACATCCGAAGTTTGGAGAATCTGCCGCCGACACTGCGGGCTGCGTGGCTTGATGGGCGGTGGGATGTCTACGAGGGGCAGTTCTTCGAGGATTTTGTCAACAACCCGGATGGCTACCAGACGCGGCAGGGAACGCACGTCATCAATCCGTTCGAGATTCCGAGCGGGTGGACAATCTGCCGGAGCTACGACTTCGGCTATGGGAAACCGTTCTCCTGCGCATGGTGGGCGGTGGACTACGACGGAGTGATATACCGAATTTTGGAGCTGTACGGCTGCACGCAGACACCGAACGAGGGCGTGAAGTGGACACCGGACAAGCAGTTCGCGGAGATCGCGAAGATCGAGCGGCAGCACCCATGGCTCAAGGGAAAGGACATCACAGGCATTGCAGACCCGGCAATCTGGGACGCGAGCCGCGGCGAGAGCATCGAGCAGACAGCGGCACGGTACGGCGTGTACTTCTCGAAGGGCGACAACGAGCGCATCGCGGGATGGATGCAATGCCACTACCGGCTGCAATTCGACGAGAACGGATACCCGCGGATGTATGTTTTCCGCAACTGCGAGGCGTTTATCCGCACGATCCCGATTCTGGTATACGACGAGCACAAGGTTGAAGATCTCGACACAAGCATGGAGGATCATGTGGCGGACGAATGGCGGTACTTCTGCATGAGCAGGCCAATTCGCCCGATGCAGACGGCTCCGGCGCAGCCGATTTGGGCTGATCCGCTGAACCAGATGAAAAAACGCTGAGAAATATGCACAGAAAAGCGAATGAATATGCGAGAAGGCACAAAAATTCCCGGGGGAAAGACCGGAGAATAGGCGCATAACGGTGAATACATGAATGAAACGAGGTGACAAGAATGCTGATGCCAGCATTATCAGATACCGAGAAAAGCTCGGTAACAACCGAAGCCTTCGGAGGGTACAACCACAATCTCGAAATTGGAGACGGCGAGTTTTACGACATGAAAAATCTGTGCTCGGAGCACTACCCGCTTTTGAGCCAGAGGCCGAAGCGGAGCTTTGACCGGCAGCTGAACAGCCCACAGGCGCTCGTCTCGCGGGATGCGCTCTGCTGGATCGACAACCAACAGCTCTATATATCCGGCTATTCGATGGCCGAGTATATGACGGCGGTGCAGATCACGAGCGGGAAGAAGCAGATCGTGTCGATGGGCGCGTATCTCTGCATCTTCCCGGACGGCATTTACTTCAACACGGAAAAGTATTCGGACAACGGCTACATGGGGCACGCAAACAGCGTGGCGCTTGGCGCGAGCCGGAAGCTCGGCATTTCGCTCTGCACGGTGGACGGCACGGCAATCACGGTGAGCTATACGCAGAGCGATCAGCCGGAGAACGCGACAAACGGCCAATACTGGATCGACACGAGCGGGAACGTGCACACGCTCAAGCAGTACGCGGCGACAACCTCGCAATGGGTATCAATACCGACGGTCTATCTCAAGCTCGCGGCGGACGGCATCGGACAGGGATTTTCCAAGTATGATGGAATCCAGCTGAGCGGGCTGACCGGAAGTGAGCAGGTGAAAGCGCTCAACGGCTCGCACATTCTCTACGACGTGGCGGAGAGCTACATCGTGATCGTGGGCCTTGTCGACCAGACGACGGAGCTGACGAGCGGGACGGTAAAGACCGAGCGGAAGGTGCCGGACATGGACTATGTGACAGAGAGCGGAAACCGGCTCTGGGGCTGCAAGTACGGCGTGGTGGACGGCGAGACCGTGAACGAGCTTTATTGCTGCAAGCTCGGGGACTTCAAGAACTGGGAGTGCTACGAGGGCGTGGCGACGGACAGCTGGCGCGCGAGCTGCGGCACGGATGGGAGATGGACGGGCGCGGCGACGCTGGCCGACAGCCCGATCTTCTTCAAGGAGGACTGCTTCCACCGGGTATACCCATCTGCACAGGGCGCACATCAGGTCGTCGTGCAGAAATGTGAGGGCGTGCAGCGCGGATCGGAAAAGAGCCTCGTTGTGGTAGATGACCGGCTCTATTACAAGTCGCGCATGGGCGTCTGCGTCTACACGGGCGGGATGCCGGAGAACATCGGCGGCGCGTTCGGAAACACACTCTACTATGAGGCCGTGGCCGGAGGGGTGCGCGGGAAGTATTACATCTCGATGCGGGATGGAGAAAACGTATGGGCGCTCTTCTGCTACGACACGCGGCGCGGGATCTGGCACAAGGAGGACAGCCTGCACGCGGCAGAGTTTGCCCGCGTGGACGATGAGCTTTACTGCCTGGACAGCGACAAGCACGTAGACTGTTTGTATGGGTCGGCGGGACAGCTGGAAGGGGCCGTCGAGTGGATGGCGGAAACAGGAATGATGACCTATGGCCTTGCCGGGAAGAAGTACATCACGCGGCTGGATCTGCGGATGCAGCTTCCGAAGGGATCGAGCATGGATTTCTGGATTCAGTACGATTCGGACGGACAGTGGCGGCACAGCGGACATCTGGACGGGAAAGGACTGCGAACATTCCTGCTGCCGATCCGACCTTGCCGGTGCGACCATCTGCAATTCCGCATGACGGGAAAGGGCGAGATCAAGCTATACGGCCTGACGCGCGTACTGGAAGCGGGAAGCGACGCATGAGAAAGGAGGTGCGACGATGGGCAGCATGAAATTGGCGTACCCATCCATTGCCGGAAAGACGAGCGGGGAACAGCTGGAATCCATGCGGCGCTACCTCCGCACGCTGACGGATCAGCTCAACCTCGCGGACTGGTCGGCGGGCGCGGTGCTGCAGGAAGTGTCGCGGGCCATTGATGCGGACAGCCTGCCGGACGCGGAGCGGAAGACGCAGCTCGGGAATTTTGGGCAGCTCAAGGCGCTGATCATCAAGACAGCAGACTACGCTGCGGCGAACAGCGAGGAATTTCAGACGAAGCTCTCGGGGAACTATGTGGCGGTATCGGACTTCGGGAAGTATTGGCAGGAAGCCACGATGACCATTGACGGAAACGAATTCGGCATCCGGCAGCTTTATGACTACGCGGCGGGCATCAACAACGACTTCGCGGTAAATTCGCAGCAGTACGTGAAAACCGGATTGCTCTACTACAACGGCGCGGTGCCGGTCTACGGCGTGGGCGTCGGCAACATCGAGACCACGGTGACAAAAGACGGCGAGACCGTGGTAGACCAGAAGAAAAATGAGCTGGTGACCGTGACGCCGGGGCGCGTGTCCTTCTGGCAGGGCGGCGACGAGATCGCATATTTGTCGGCCAAGAAGCTGCACTTCCCGTCCGGAACGCTGGAAGCGACGGACGCGAAGCTATCCGGCACGCTGACAGCGGCGAGCGGATCGGTGATTGGCCCGTGGACGGTGGCAGAGGACAGTATCTACCGGACGAACAAGAAGTGGGGCGCGTCGGACGGATTGTATTTCGGCACCAGCGGACTGAGCCTTGGAAGCGGCTTCAAGGTGGACGCGAGCGGCGCGATGACAGCGAAGGGCGCGACGATTTCCGGCACGATCAACGCGACGGACTTGCAGCTCGGCGGAGTGAGCGTTCAGAAAAAGCTGCAAGCAATCATGGCGCAGATCGACGCGATTACAGACAGCGTTGGCAATGTCACCGGCCTGACGGTTGGCGGTACGAGTATGCGCGGCGGCGAGATGTATGTCGACGGAGCGGGCGGACTGCAGTTTACGCCGTCCAGCTCGGCACCGGAGGGATATGCAACGGAGCTGAGCGGCGCGGCGGTGCGCGTTCGCTCGACGAGCGGCGACGTCTTCATCCAGAACGCAGGAAAGACGGCGAGCATCCAGCTCCGCGCGGATGGGACAATTAAATTCGTGTCACCCGGCGTGGTCGGCGTGGTGCCGGTGTTCGGGTGATCGCCTATGCCGACTGCATCGATTTCGGGAACCGTATTAAACGTGACGGGGCTGACCATCGGACAGCAGTACGCGATGATGCTCTACTGCCTCTATCCGGGAAGCACGAGCGACACCGCACTCGTGCGCCAGCCGGAAAGCGGGACACGCGAGGCCGCGACGACAATGTGGTCGTTTAACATCAGCAGCTACGTGGGGAACGCGGGCACGTATCAATTTTACGTCCACATCTACGCACCGGGGCAGACGCCGCAGAACAGCAACACGAACGTGGTGTCCTACACGACGCAGGCGCAGACCGTGAAGGTGCTGATCCGGAACTACCTGGACGGGAGCACGGCGCTGACAAGCGGCTCCTACACGGGATATCCGGGCGGCATCTTCTATATCACGTACGCCAATACGCAGTACCAGACATACTCGGAAATCTATGATTTTCAGTATTTCCGGCTGTCCTCGGACAACTACCAGACCAACTATTCCGCTGGAACCGGAATCACGATCTCGGAAGGGCTGGAGGTACATGCCTATTACAAGAGCCGGATCACGCCAGTTGCGCCGACGATCACGAACGTCGCCACAACAAAGAACAGCGCGACGGTCTACTGGGCCTCGAATGGAGGCGACGGGAGCACAGGGTATTGGACGCTGTTTTACCGGACGGCGACGGGGGCCTATGTGTCCTACGGAAATATTAGTTCGTCGCCGGTAACAATATCCAGATTGACGCCGGGGACGACGTATTACTTCAAGGTCCGGCACACGGTAAACGGCTCGTATTTGGACAGCGCGGACGCTTCGGCCACGACGCAGGCGCTGATCGCAAGCTTTGCCTGGACCAGCAACGACGGCTATTACATCGCTGCAGGGCAGCCGATCTCATACATCACGGCGAGCGGATGGAACACGCTGCGGCAGCGGGTGGCCGACTGCGGCGGCACGGCGTCGTCGGTGCCGACGGCTACGGCGGGCGCGGCATTGAGCACGAATCACTTCAATCAGATGCGGGCGGCGATCGCGGCGCTGAGCGGCGCGGGAACCGTGACACCGGCAGTCGTGGTGAGCGAACTACCGGCATATCGCGCGGCGCAGTTTGCCAACGACAATGCTGCGCTGAAGGAAGCTATCAACAGAGCTATTACGGCCAAAAATGCGTCATAGGGAGGAAATGACAATGATTTTGAAACTTGATGAAAAGCAGATCCCGATCACGAATTTTTACGAAACACTGGTGGAGCGGGCACAGATGACCGCAACAAACAGCTTCGAGGTCGGAGATGGGGCGCAGTTCCCGGATCTATCCGGCGTGGAGGGCATGAGCTTTGCAAGCTGCAAGGTGATTGACGGACAGCAGGAGATTCCGCTGATTGGGACATACCGCAAGGCGGAGAGCGTGAACGCGTCCTACGATGCCAGGTCGAAGATATACATGGTGAACATCGTATTGACAGGAGGGGACGCGGAATGAAATTCGGGACAGAGGTGCGGGCGCTTCGGGAGAAGCTGATTGCGGAGATCAACGCGGCAAAGCTGCCGCCGGTGGTAGTGGAGCTGATCCTGCAAAATCTATTGGCCGAGGCACACGCGCTGGCGGAGATGCAGATCAAAGCGGAAGCCGCGCAGGAGACGGAGGAAGCGACAGATGGAAAATGAGATGATGGAACAGAGCGCGCCGGTGCTGACGCAGCCAATCGGTGAAGCGCAGGTGCGGCAGGCGTTTGCCACGCTGCAAAAATACAAGGCGGGCAAGGCAAACCTCGAAGCGCGCGTGACGGCGAGCGAAAACTGGTGGCGGCTCAAGAGCTGGCGGCAGATTCAAAAAGGGAATCCGATGGACGATAAGTGGGCGAGCGCATGGCTTTTTAACGTCATCATGGGCAAGCACGCGGACGCGGTCGCGGCATACCCCGCGCCCGCCGTCCGGCCAAGGGAACCGGACGACAGGGGAGAAGCAAAGCGGCTCTCGTCCATCCTGCCGGTGATCCTAGAACAGAACGATTTCGAGGAAGTCTACTCGGACAGCCAGTGGACGAAGCTGAAACAGGGGACGCTCGTTTGGCACGTGAGCTGGGACAGCTCCAAGCTGAACGGAATCGGCGACATCGCCGTGAACGCGGTAGACATTCTGAGCTTTTTCTGGGAGCCGGGGATCACAGACATTCAGAAATCGAAAAACGTCTTCGTGACGGAGCTGGTCGACAACGACATCTTGACGGCCAAGTATCCGGAGCTGGAAGGGAAGCTGAAATCGAACGGCAACATCATGCAGCAGTACAACACAGATGACGCCGTGCCGACGGACAATAAAAGCATGGTGGTGGACTGGTACTACAAGAAGTGGCTGGGCGGCAAGAGTGTGCTGCATTTCTGCAAATTCGTCGGAGACAACGTACTGCTGGCGACCGAGAACGACGGCGAGCAGAAATATAGCACGCAGCAGATGCCGGACGGCTCCGTGGTGCAGACGCCGGTCGGAAGCCCCATGGCGGAGACGGGCCTTTACGACGACGGGGATTATCCGTTTGTGGTGGATGCGTTGTTCCCGGTGGAGGGCAGCATTGCAGGCTACGGATACATCGACATCGGCAAGAGCGCGCAGGAGCAAATCGACCGGATGAATCAGGCGATTATCAAAAACGCAATTATGGCGGCGTCGCCCCGGTGGTTTCGGCGCAGCGACGGCGCGGTAAACGAGGAAGAATTTGCGGACTGGACGAAGCCTTTTGTGCATGTGGACGGCAATCTCAGTCAGGATTCGCTGATGCAGATTCAGGTAAACACGTTGAGCGCGAACTACATCACAATTTTGCAAAACAAGATCGAGGAACTGAAGTGGACGACCGGCAACACGGACGTCAACAACGGCGCGACAAGCTCCGGCGTGACGGCGGCGAGCGCGATTGCGGCCTTGCAGGAAGCGTCCGGCCGGTCGAGCAAGGACAGCACGAAGTCGGCATACCGGGCTTATGCGCGGCTCGTCCGCATGGTGATTGAGCGCATTCGGCAATTCTACGATCTGCCGCGGCAGTTTCGCATTGTGGGGCAGCGCGGCGCGGAAGAATTCGTGCAGTATTCCAACCAAGGGTTGCAGATGCAGCCGCTCTATGGCAAGGACGGGCAGCCGGACGGGATGCGGAAGCCGGTATTTGATATCGAGGTTTCGGCACAGAAGGCGAGCGAATATACGGCGATGGCGCAGAACGAGCTGGCGCTGCAATTCTTCCAGCTGGGCTTCTTCAATCCGCAAATGGTGGATCAGGCGCTCGCGACGCTGGACATGATGGACTTTGACGGAAAAGACAGCATCGTGCAGAAGATTCAGGAGAACGCCGACCTTGCGGAGCGGCTGGCGCAGTGGCAGCAGATGGCGCTTGCCGTGGCAGATCGATATGATCCTTCGCTCGGGCAGGCGCTGGCAGAACAGGTATTGATGGAGGGCGGACAGGCCGTGCAGGCTCCGCAGGATGAAAAGCTGGCAGAGATCAAAACCGGCGAGCAGCAGGAGCCGACGAAGGTACAAAACGCGCGGGAACAGGCGCAGAAGGCCACGCAGCCGGAATAAAAAACCGATCTGCAAACACTTCAATGGTTTGCAGATCGTTTCTTTCGGCGTGGGGTGAAATCACAAAAAACGCATGGTAGACTGAAATTAGAAAGTCAGAAAGGACTTGCTTTATGGATGAACTTATGGCAGGAGCGCCCCAGGTGGGCGCGGCTGACGTCGCCGGTCAGCAGATGAGCGGGCAGGCAGCTCCGACGCAGGCGCAAGCGCCGCAGCAGCAGGCCAACGTCCCCAACGCTCAGGGACAGCAGGAGGAGACCTTTGAGAGCCTGATCGCGGGAAAGTACAAGCAGCAGTACGACAGCGCAGTCGGTGCGGCGGTGCAGAAGGCCGTGAAGCAGCGGCTCAAAGGGCAAGGGGCGATGAAGGCGCAGATTGAAGCGATGGCTCCGGTGGTCGACCGGCTGGGAGTGCTCTATGGCATTGACACCTCAGACCCGAGGAAGATCGACTATGCGGCGCTGGCGCAGAAGTTCGGCGCGGACAACCGGCTCTACGAGGCAGAAGCCATGGAACGCGGCTCGACGGCGGACGCAGTACGAAGCGAGTATGCATCTCGCGCAGAGACCGCAGGGATGCGCCGCCAGTTGCAGGAGTACCAGATTCAGGAGCAGTTTAACGGCATCCGGTCGGCATTTGAACGGGATGTTGCCGGGCAGTACGGGACGAGCTTTGAGGCTGAGATGGCAAACGAAGACTTCGCCCGGCTGATTGCGGCGAACGTCCCACCGAAGACAGCCTACGAAGTGGTACACATGGCAGAGATCCAGGCAGCGCAGGCGCAGGTGGTGGCAGCACAGGCGAGAAACAACGTCATGCAGACCATTCAGGCGCAGGGCGCAAGACCGCCAGAGATCGGCGGGAACGCCAACGGCGGGCAATTCACAAACAACGACCCGCGCAGCTGGACGAAGGAACAGCGTGCGGAGATCATCAGAAGAGTTCAGAGGGGGGAAAAAATCGTCCTCTGAGCAGAAGGAGGAAATGAACTATGCTTAACATCGGATTCCAGTTTTACGCGGATGCGGGCACGCTGGTCAACGCGACCGGAAACTACGTGAACGCATACGACGGCACAAAGACGCAGTTTGACGCGACAAACAAGCTGACGCCGACAATGAAAACGTTCTACGACACGCAGCTCTTGGAGAACGCGCGTCCGGAGCTGATCTTTGCACAGCTTGCCAAGAAGCAGGCGCTTCCGCGCAACCGCGGCAAGAGCGTGGAGTTCCGCAAATGGAACACGCTGCCGGAAGCGGAGACGCTGACCGAAGGCGTCATCCCGACCGGCCAGAAGCTCGGCATGTCCAGCATGACGAAGGACATCGTACAGAAGGGCCTGTATGTCACCATTTCTGACCAGCTGGAACTGCATGCTATCGATAACGCGATCGTCGGTGCGACCGAAGAACTCGGCGCTTCCGGCGGCATGAGCATTGACAAGATGGTGCGCAATGAAATCATCGGCGGTACGGTGAAGCAATACTGCGACAAGGTGAACGCCACGACTGGTGAGCACACAGAGGTCACCAGCCGTTCGGGGCTGGATCTGACCTGCAAGTTGACGCCGACCGAGGTCAACAAGGCCGTGACCGCCCTGAAGAAGATGCACGCGCCGACCATCGACGGAAAGTATATCGGCATCATTCATCCGTCTGTTACATACGACCTTCGGGAAGATAAGGACTGGATCAAGGTGCATCAGTACGAAGCGACAAGAGAGATCTTCGAAAATGAAATCGGAGAGCTGCACGGTGTGCGCTGGGTCGAATCGACGAACCAGAAGATCTGGAACGACAGCACCTGCCCGGTAAAGACGGCTGCGGCGAGTGGCAACCCGGCGGTCTATTACAGCGTGTATTCTACAATCATCATGGGCAAGGATGCCTTCGCGATGATCGACCCGGACGGCGGAAACATGGAGATGATCGTCAAGACCAAGGGCGAAGTTGGCGGTCCGCTGGAACAGTTCAGCACAGTCGGCTACAAGTACGAGGGCGCGGCGATGATCCTCTATGATGACCGCATGGTGCGCATCGAGAGCACGAGCGCGTATTCTGAGACCGATCCGGCGAACTAAGGAAGGAGAATCACTATGGGAAAAACAGAATCGACCGAAATTGTGGTCGAAGCAGCCGCACCATCAGCGGAAGCCTATGACCCGTGGAAGGACATGAGATCGATTTTACTTCCGAGAGCGGGAGGCAACGAACAACAGTCTCAGTTCTGCGCGGTGAACGGCAGGACATTCCAAGTCCCGAGAGGCAGGATGACGGAAGTGCCGCTGCCGATCTATGAGTGCCTGATGGAGGCAATGACCGCGCAGCAGGAGGCGTTCGAGGCGAACCGCGCGGACGCGCCGAAATAACAACATAGTGCCCTTTGCGGCATGACGAGAGGGAGCGTGTGCCGCTCCCTCTTTTTCATAGGAGGTGGAGTATGAGAATTCGAGAAGCGATTGAGATGATTGACCGGCTGATGCCGAATCAGTACGGCGAGGATGACAAGGTGCACTGGCTCGGGGAGCTGGACGGTATTGCAGATCGTGAGGTATTCCGGGCGCATGAGCGGGAAGAGGATATGGGCGAGTTTACCGGCTATCCGCCGGGGGTAGACCTCGACACGATTTTGATGATCCCGTTTCCGTATGAGGACATCTATCGGTGGTATTTGGAGATGAAGATCTGCGACGCGAACGGCGAGCTGACGAAGTACAACAACGCTGCCGCCAAGTACAATAGCTATTGGCAAGGATTTTGGAACGCATACAATCAGGAGCATACGCCGGTGCAGGCGGCGACGTATTTCAAACTGTAAAGGGGTGAAGACATGGCAATTTATCGCGTAGAGAACGGAAAGGCGCCGGCCGGCCTTTCGGCTGGCGACGAGGTCGTGACCGGCGGCGGAACATACCGGATCACAGGTGTCAACGCGGACGGCAGCTACCAGAGCCAGGTGAGCAACAAGAAACAGACGACCTACAACTACAAGGGGCAATATACGCAGCGGCAAAGTCCGCTGCTCTCGCAGGGCGTGAGCGGGTATACGCAAAATCGGCTCAATGGGCTGGAAGGCGGTTACACGCCAGGCTCCGCTGTGCAGCAAGCGCAGGCGTATCTCAATCAGGTGCAGTCCCGCAGACCGGGAGAATATCAAAGCCAGTGGGACGGCGAGCTGACGGAGCTTTACAACCGGATCGCAAACCGGAAGCCGTTCAGCTATGACATTGGAACAGACCCGGTATATCAGCAGTACCGTGAGCAGTACCAGAGGCAGGGGCGGCTCGCGATGCAGGACACGATGGGCCAGGCGGCGGCGCTGACCGGCGGCTATGGCAGCACCTACGGCGAGCAGGTGGGGCAGCAGGCGTACAATGCCTATCTGCAAAACCTGAATGACATTGTGCCGAATCTTTACAACGCGGCATACAACCGCTACCGAGACGAGGGCACAGACCTCTACAACCAGTATGGACTGCTCAGCGACCGCGAGAATCAGGCGTACAGCCGGTACCGCGACACGGTAAACGACTACTACTCCGACCTCTCCGATGCGCGAAGCGCCTACGACAGCGCCTATTCGCGGGACTACAACCAGTGGAGCGACCAGCTCAGCTATTGGTCGCAGAAGGCGGCGAACGAGAACAGCGCCTACTTGCAGCAGCTCGCGGCGCAGAGCAGGGCGAGCGGCGGATCGGGCGGCGGCTCCGGCGGGAGCGCATCCGGACTGACGGATCGGACACTCATCAATGGGTACGGCGATTTCGAGAGCAACAAGGCGATGCTGGATGCCAGCTATCGCGGCGTGAAGAAGACCATTGAGATGCAGATCGCACAGGGAAATCTCAGTGCGGCGTATCAGACGGCGGTCAACGCGCAAAGCCAGATGAGCCATCAGCAGTGGTCGGACATTTCGCGCCGGATCTTCGAACTGACCGGCAAGAAGATCGATGACGCCGTGAACTATTACAACAGCGGAACGGGCACGGCGGGGACTGCGGCTACAAGGAAAAAATAAGGAGCGACGATATGGCGATCATTTCGGAAAAGAGTTTTGTGAACGGTGCGCTGAAGAACCAGAACAAGAAGACAAAAAGGCCGCAGACGTCCATCGTGAACGAAGCGGATTTCTTGTCACGCGGAGGCGAGGAAATGGATCAGCGCCGGACAGCCTTTGAAAACTACAAGGCTGCCCGCGCGGCGATGCAGCAACAGGCGCAGCGGCAGGTGACGCAGGGCTATGAGCGCCGGGCGGACGCGATGGGGACTGTGGCGAGGGGGTATGGGCAGTCGAACATGCCGACGGTGGCAAAGAAGACGGCCTATGAGAATTACACCTATGCGCTCAAGCAGAAGGAGCTTCGGCAGAAACAGATGAGCGGGAAACCGCTGACCCCGGCGGAGCAGAAGATTCTGAACACGACAGTCTATCGCGACCCGGCACAGGCCGCGAACGCCGAAAACAACAAGTATCAGAATCAGGCCGTACAGAACGTGGAGAGCGAAGAACAGATCACCAAGCACCAGTTCGACCATACGCCGGAAATGGTCAAACAGTACGGCTCCTACGAAAACTACAAACGCGGCCTTTACGACAATGAATATGTCGGCGTCCTGAAAGAGCGGGAGGACGAGCTGGGCGGCCAGATCAAGGAGCTGGAACAGCAGATCCGGACGCGGCAGGCGGAAGCCGAGACGGCGACCGAGGAAGGCGTGCGGCGGGAGAATGAGCGGAAAGAGCTGATCAAGCAGGGCAAGCTGGAAGGGATCAGCGACATGGAGGCCCGGCTCGCGCAGCTTCAGCAGGAGCAGGTGCGGCTGCAAAGCGAACGCGCGATGAAGCGCAGCCACATGGCAATTGATCCGCTGGATGACGAGACGAAGGCACTGCTGCGGGAATATAATGCGGGCGGTATGTACACGCGGGACTACTCCAAACAGAACGGCGGGAGCGGGCTCTCGAAGATGGAGGCCCGTGCCGACCTGCGGGCGAAGGGATATAGCGAGGATGAGATCAAGAGCCTTGCAGAGTACGAGCAGCGGCTGCAGGACTACGAGAACGCGATGATACAGGCAGAGCAGTCCTATCAATTCGGGCAGGAGCATCCGTACATTTCAACGGCGGCATCTGCGCTGATGGCTCCGGCAAAGGCGCTGGGCAATATCGAATCGCTGCGCGGCGTGCTGCCGAAGGGGTTTGGCGGGTATCAAAACGAGGACATGCCGACGAATATTTACAGTCCGCTGTATAATGCGAGCCGCGTGTCGGGAAACATCCGAAGCGGCGTCATGGAGGGAATGGGAAACGTCGGACAGTTTCTCTACCAGGCGGGAACCAGTGCCCTGGACAGCGCGGTCAACATGGCGGCGTCGATTGGCTTGGTCGGTGCGGCGGGGTTAGGAACCGGCGCGGCGGCGAAGGGGGCTGTGGCGAATACGATGAATTTCGTGATGGGGTCACAGGTCGCAGCAGATTCCGTTTATGAGGGAATCCAGAACGGCAAAAGCAACGTCGACGCGCTGATCGACGGCATTGTCGAGGGTGCGATCGAGGGCATTACCGAGAAATATTCCGTGGGCGACATCATTGAGACGATGCTGTCCGGCAAGGCGGCATGGCGCAAGGTCGTCCGGGCGTTTGCTTCGGAGGGCGCAGAGGAAATTGCAAGCAACTGGCTCAACCGCATCTATGACGTGACCGCGAAGCGCGGGCGCGGCGAAGTGGAAACGGCGTACCGCGTCTATCTTGCGAAGGGAATGAGCGAGCGGGATGCGATGGCCGCGATGGTGAAGGATTTCGCAGAGGAAGATGGCCTTTCGTTCCTCGCGGGCGGCCTTTCCGGCTGGGCGATGTCCGGTACATACGCGGCGCTTGGCAAGGGCGCGTCGGAGGCGAACATCCAGTGGACGGCGGCGCAGGCCATTCAGCGCGGCGAGGTGCAGGATGTGATCGACCTAGGGTTTGCGCAGGGCGAGGGCACGAGGGCCTACGCACAGGCGGAGCAGGTGCAGAAGACGATGGACGAGGGCGGAGAGGCGACACAGAAGGCCGTAGCAAGCGTTCTGCGCGAGTACGTAAAAGAACAGCGTGACGCCACCGAGGAAGCGCAGAGCGGAGATCAGACGCAGGAGAACCAGACATACCAGAACTTCAAAAACGCCGTGCAGAGCGTGGAGCAGCCGCAGACAGAGCAAGAACAGGCGCAGCGGCAGCAGGAACAGCAGGGCGTCGACATGTACGACGAGGACGGCAGTTTGCTGGATGTGGGCGAAGGATGGGCCGAGATCGACCCGGAGCAGTATGCCGGGCAGCAGACCGCGCAGGCCGAGGCGGAGATGGACAAAGCAGCGGCTGCGGCGGACAATGCCTATCTGGAACGTCAGGTGCAGAAGAACGGCTATGACGATCTGACAGCGGCGTATTTTGTAAACGGCAACACGACAGATCTCTCCTTGGAAGAGTATGCCGCAAAATTCCAGAAGGCATACGAGCGGGGGCAGATGGGCGTATCGAAGGAATGGACGGTCGGCGCGGCGGTCGGGATGAACCGGGATGTGGCGACGGCGGCATGGGCGGCCGGACGCAAGGCGGCGCAGCAGAGCGGCGCGGCAACCGAAAAATATAGCATCAATGACACCAGGAATCTAGGCCAGAAAGAGCAGTTCAAGGAATACCGGGCGGGTAGATTCAAGGCAAAGGATGAATTTGCATTCGGAGCAGCGCCGGAAAGCGTGCAGAAGATCGGACTGACTGGCGAGATCGTTATGTCACAGACGGACTATAAGAAAGCAAAAACTGCGAAACACAACGTTCCGCAGCGCGTTTTTAATAATCTGAAATCGATTATGGATTCGGCTATACTGTCCTTTGAAAAGGGAGATGAGGTCGGCGTGCTGACGTCGGAGATCGATGCAGACGGAAAACCGCTCTTGCTTGCCTTCCGGAAAAATGTTAATCTGGATGGAGAGACAGTGACCAGAATGAAAAGCGCCTATGGACTGGATACTCCGTCTGCGTGGGTGCAGAACCAGATCAAGGATGGAAAAACGCTTCGGATTCTGGACAACAAAAAAGCCGACAATTTCCTGAACAGCGTTGGCTACAAGGCCGAGCGAACAGGAAACTATCAGCTTGGTGACACTGTATCAGAAATTCAGAAAAAAGTCAAGGGAGGAAATGAACATGGAAAGAACGTATCTGCTGAAGGACAGGAACGGAATGCTGGTGCGCGTGCCGGAGAGCAAGCTCAGCGAGTGGAGCAAGCAGCAGGAGGGCGAAGCGAAAGCGCCCGCCGAGGACGAGAAAGAGCGGATCAGGCAAGAAGTCTATCAAAAACTTGGTCTGAAGTAACGAATGCGGAGCTGATCGGCGAGGGCGGCAGCGAGAACACGGTGCGCGTGATGCCGCGGGCGGAGATTTCGAAAAACGCGGACGCGAAGAAGGCGGCAGAATTTTTCCGCACGGCGGGAATCAAGCGCTACCAATTCGTCGTCGGGCAGCTGGAAACCACGGTCGACGGGCGGACGTTCCGCGCGGACGGCGTGACGCTGGCCGATGGAACAGTGCTGGTGCGGCTGGACAGCGAGGAATATACCGCGACGCAGCTTGCCAAGCACGAAGGGTATCACATCATTGCGCAGCGCAACGCTGAGATGGCGCAGCGCATCCGCAAGCGGCTGGTGGCCGAGGGCAAGATCAGCGCGGCGCAGATCGACAGCTACATCGACGCCTACAACGCGATCTACGGAGACAACACGGACGCCTACGTCGAGGAAATCGTAGCGGACGCCTACGCCGGAATCAACCGCACGGCCTACGGCACGAACAACATCCGCGCCGAGGTGACGATGGAGGCCGGGCAGTGGACGAAGAAGTCCGGCAGCGCGAGGGCACCGAACGTCAAGCAGAAATTTTCGGCAGCGGAGGACGCAGATCAGCGCAAGGCGGCACAGTTTGACATCATCCAGAACAGCAACGCCGCCGAGGACGATTATCACACATGGATTCGCAGCGCGTCGGAAATCAAAACGTTGTCCGAAACGCTTGCAGACCCGGAATGGGCGGAGTATGACGAGTATGACCCGGATTACACGCGCCAGATGGCAGAGGACGCTGTTAAGAACGGAAAGGTCACGGTATACAGCTCCTATCCAATCGGAAACGGTGTGTTCGTGACGCCGTCGAGGATGGAAGCAGAAAGCTATTCCGCAAACGGAAAGGTCTATTCCAAGACTGTCAACGTGGACGATGTGGCGTGGATCGACCCGACACAGGGACAGTACGCGCCGATAGGAATGAAATTCTCGGACTTTGAGCAGCAGCGGAATCCAAAGGGAGACTATGCCGGTCAGGTGAAGTTTACGGCGGCGCAGCAGAGATTCCGGGATGCACTGCCGGAGCGGGCGGCGGAATATGTGGCGCGGACGGAGAATACGCTGGTGCGGCGGCTGGCGGACAATCTGAGCGTGCCGGAGACGGCAAAGCGCGAGACGCTGCGGCCAATCGCCGACGAGATCATATATGACGTACTGCGCGGCGGCGAGATGGACAGCGCGAAACTGAACCGGCTGTTTGAACAGGCCTGGGACGCCGGGCGGGAAGCCGACACGGAATACTATGAGCAGTACAAGGATGTGCGCGAGAAAATCCGCACGCAGAAGATTTTCATCTCGGCGAAAGACCGGGCGGACATTGCGGACTTTAATCTGTTCCGCAAGCAGGCCATGGGCACGCTGCGCCTTTCCAGCGAGGGATTGCCGGTCGACACGTTCTATCAGGAGATGCGGGACATGGCGCCGGAGCTGTTCCCGGCGAGCATCACCGCACCGAGCGACCAGCTCTTGCAGCTCTATGAGGTGGCGCAGAGCATCCGGAAGCGCGAAAAGACGCTGAACGAAGCGTTTGGCGCACAGGCGGAGAGCTTCAAGACGTGGGCGCGGAATGACTTTGATGAATCCGTACAGCGGCTTGCGGAAGGAATCCGCATTGCGAAACGCTATCAGGAAGCGCAGGAGCGCAAGAAGGAGAAGCTGGGCGTGCCGCAGACGGCAGAGGAAGCCATGGAGCTTGCCAAGGAGGTCAAGGCCGAGAAGAAGAAATTCCAGAAGGTGCAGAGCCGGTATTTGCTGACGGACGCAGACCAGAAGATTGTGAATATGCTGCTGCGCGGAGACACGACGCCGGAAGCGGTACAGAACCGGGAGAACGCGGAAGCGATCCTGAAAACCTACGAAGCGAAAGCGGACTATGATCTGCTGGCGCTGCGGCTGAAAGCATGGAACAACACGCGCAAGCAGGGACTGCGCGATCAGGCGGAGAACGCGCTGAACGCGGCGGAAGCCGAGAAGTGGGTCGACAAGAGTTCGGGACTTGCGTATATGCGCGAGACCATGGAGCGGAACATCCGGGACATTGCAAAAAAAGGCAAGGTTGCAGATGAGAAGGCCGAGGCGTTCAACAACGAGTATTTCCGCCCGGTACACAAGAACGAGAGCGACCGAAAGAGCTACGTCGTCGGCTTGCAGGACAGGATCAAAGCGCTGAATCTCGGCCGGAAGGTGGAAAACGGGAATCTGGTTTCGGAGAGCTATGCGGTGCAGTGGCTCGGGGAAGCGGAATTCAACCGGAAGTATCTGGCGGAGCATCCGCGCGTGAAGCAGCGCGGCGGATTTAGCTACGAGGAATGGAACGCGGCAATTCAAAAGTTCCACGAGGAAAACCCGAAGCTGGACTACGCGAAGATCGAACACGCCGTGAAGGAATTCAGAAGCATCTACGATCAGCTCTATCAGGACATGAACCGCGTGCGGATGGAAAACGGCTATGAGCCGGTCGATTATATGCAGGGATATTTCCCGCATTTTCAGGAGAACGACAAGGACGGGAGCCTGCTGACACGATTCGGACGGCATCTCGGCATTACGGACGAGGTGACGCCGCTGCCTGCGACGATCAACGGCCTGACGCAGACCTTCCGCCCCGGAATCCGGTATATGGCGAACATCCAGCAGCGGCTCGGCTATGCGACGGCCTATGACGCGCTGCAAGGCTTCGACCGGTACATTGAAGTCGCATCGGACGTCATCTACCACACGGGCGATATTCAGCGGCTCCGGGCGCTGGCCACACAGATCCGCTACCGCGCGAGCGACGAGGGCGTGCGGAAACAGATCGACAAAATCCTTCAAGACCCGACGCTGACGCCGGATGAAGCAAACGAGCGGGTGGCGCAAGCGATGAAGGACGCGCCGTTTGCACTCTCAAACTTTGTGGCGGAGCTGGACGAATACACGAATCTGCTTGCCGGGAAGAAGTCACGGCTCGACCGCGGCATGGAAAAGATGCTGGGGCGGAAATTCTACAACGTCTGCAAAGCCTTTGAATCCCGCGTGGGCGCAAACATGGTGGCGGCGAACATCGGCTCGGCGCTGACAAACTTCATTCCGCTGACGCAGGCATGGAGCCAGGTATCGTCGGCGGATATGCTGCACGGGATGTGGCAAACGCTGCAAAACTACAAGGTGGCGGACGGATTGGACGCGGCGTCGACCTTCATCCACAACCGCAGCGGCTATGGGCGGCTCGCGATGTCGGCCATGGACAAGGTTTCGGAAAAGGCAGCATTTTTGATGGAAGCCGTCGACGGATTCACGACCGGAAGCGTCGTCCGGGCACGGTATCTGCAAAACCTCCGGCTTGGCATGAGCGAGGTGAACGCGATGCAGGAGGCAGACCAGTTCGCGGCAAACATCATGGCAGACCGCAGCAAAGGCGCGACGCCGACGATCTACTCGGCGCGAAATCCGATCATCAAGCTCTTTACACAGTTCCAGTTGGAGGTAAACAACGAACTGAGCTGGATCTTCAAGGACATGATCCCGCAGGAGCGAAAGAAGGGCGTGGCGCAGCTGGCAAAGGCGCTATTTAAGTTTTTGATCGGCGCGTGGCTCTATAATGAGGTCTATGAGGCCATTGCAGGCAGACGCGCGGCGCTCGATCCGCTGGACATCCTCAATGACAGCGTGGGTGATTTCACAGGGTATCAGCTGCCGAACACGGTGCAGTCGGCGCTCTCAGGCCGGTGGGAGTTCACGAAGGAGAAGCCGGGAACATATCAGGCGATCAAAAATCTCGGCGGAAACCTCATCAGTGAGCTGCCGGGGACGCAGATGCTCACGGTGCTCGGACTGGATGAGAAGATGGGATTGGAGATTGACAGCGGACGCATTGCGGTTTCGTCGGCCATTCCGAACATCGGGAACATCGAAAAGGCATTGCTTGCCAGCAACGAGGACATTGCCCCGAAGAAGAAAGTGCAGACGGTGGTGAACGAGCTGGCAAACCCGGCGGCCTATCTGGCGCTGCCATTCGGCGGCGGGCAGATCAAGAAGATGGCACAGGGCGCGCAGGCCGTCATGCAGGGCGGCAGCTACAAGGCGGACAACGAGGGACGCGACATCCTGCAATATCCGATCTACAATGACAAGCCGGGCGAAATGGCGAAGAATCTGGCGCAGGCGCTGCTCTTTGGCAAGACGGCGACGGAGGAAGCGCAGGGATGGATCGAGAGCGGATTCAAGAATCTGAGCGCGAAGGAGACGGCGGCCTATCAGGAGATGACCGCAGCCGGAGCGGATCAGCGGGACAGCTATACCTTCGTCGGAGCGATGAAGAAGCTGGATAGCAAGGAGGCGAAGCTCACGATGCTGTTCGCCTACGATCTGCCGGAGGAAGGGAAGACGGCGTATTATTATAATGCGCTGGCCGACGATACGGAGCGCGGGAAGATGGATGCACTGGAAGAACAGGGCGTTTCCCATTCGGACTATGTCGCGTTCCGAAAGGCGTACTTCGGCGCATACGGGACGCAGAGCGTGTCGCAGGAGCGGGTGAACGCGGCGCTCGATCAGTTGGACATTCCGAAGGCAGAGAAAGCGGCCATCTGGCGAAGCTGCAACAAGGACTGGAAGGAAGAAAACAATCCGTACAAGTAACAAAAAACCGGAGCGGGATGACCGCTCCGGTTTTTTACTGGGCTTTTTTTAGTTCAGCGATCTGCTCGCTGTGCAGCTTGATAATGGATTTCAGGAAATCGACCTCTTCCTCCAACTCTTCCACGCGGCTTTTCGGAACGAGCGTTTCAAGCAGCGTCTGTTGGCCTTCGGCGAGAAGATTGAATTTCGGCATAATTGAAGATTCGATAAGAACGCGCGTGGCGGCGGCGGTCTCCTGAAGAATCTCTTTTTTCTGGGCCTCCATTGCATCCATCATGCGGGCAGTCTGTGTGTCGAGCAAATCCTTAATGAGTGCCAAATCGTTCTTGTCCAGCATAAAATATTCTCCTCCTGTTTGAGATAAGAACAGTATAGCGCGCGGAGGGCGGCGCCGTCAAGTGCTGCGTGGGGTGAATCTGCTGGGTGGAGCTGTTACACTGAGGGAAAGGAGTTGATGAAAATGGGAATTCCAATTCCGGGGGCATACGCAAGCCCGCGAATCTCGAACGGCGTGCTGTGCTGGTATGCCGGAGATACATTCAGCGTCGTCATTCAGGCGGATCTTGTCGATCAGGACGGAGCGGCCGTGGACATTGGAGCGACGGACACGGTGAAGATCACGTTTCGAGACGACACGCGGGCGGAGGTTTGGAGCAAGACGTTTTCGAACGTCGCGAACAATCAGGTGACGCTTGTGGTCGACGCGGAGATCAGCGCGAAGTTCCCGAAGGGCAGATACACCTACGACGTGGAATTTTCGCACGGAGACCGGACGACGCTGGCGCGGGACAACAAAGTCCGGGTGGAATGAGGTGAGACAGTGAAGGTTGAAATTCCGAACAGTATTTTGGTCACATTGAGCGGGCAGACATCGCGCGGCGTGAAGGGCATTGAAGTCCGCGAGGCGGACGGCCATCTGATCTTTACGCTGACGGACGGGAAAGAGCTGGATATGGGTTCCGTCATGGGGCCGCAGGGGCCGAAGGGAGACACTGGCGCGAAAGGCGAGAAGGGCGACACTGGGGCCAAGGGAGACACTGGCGAAACTGGCGCAAAGGGCGAAAAAGGGGACAAAGGCGACAAAGGCGACCCCGGCGCGACCGGACCGCAAGGAGAGCAGGGAGCGCAAGGACTGCAAGGTGAGCGCGGCGAGAAAGGCGAAAAGGGCGACACAGGAGCCAAGGGAGACCCCGGCACGGACGGCACGACGCCGACGATTGGCGCGAATGGGAACTGGTATCTCGGGACAACCGACACCGGGAAACCATCACGCGGAGCCAAGGGCGACAAGGGAGACCAGGGCGAACAAGGCATCCAAGGAATTCGGGGCGAACAGGGCGAGCAGGGCGTTCAGGGTATTCAGGGCAAGCAAGGAGAAAAGGGCGAAACTGGCGCGACGGGCGCACCCGGCCCGCAAGGCGCGACAGGCCCACAGGGTGAGACGGGGCCGAGAGGGCCGCAGGGGCCAAAGGGTGACACCGGTTCTGGCTTTAAGGTGCTCGGCTACTACGCGACCGTTGCGGCACTGAGCGCTGCGGTGGCGAACCCGGAGGCTGGTATGGCCTACGGCGTCGGCACGGCGGAACCCTACGACATCTACATCTACGACAGCGTGAGCAAAAGCTGGAAAAACAACGGCCCGCTGCAAGGCGCGAAGGGCGACCCCGGCGTCGGCGTGGCGAATGTGACGTTTGACGATGACGTTATGACCGTCAATTTGACGTCCGGCGCGCACTACTCCTCCGGTAGCCTGCGAGGGCCACAGGGCGCGAAAGGCGACCCCGGCGCAGCCGGTGCACCCGGCACAGACGGCATTACCCCGACGATTGGTACAAATGGAAATTGGTTTTTGGGCAGCACCGACACCGGCAAACCATCTCGCGGCGAAAAGGGAGAACAGGGCGTTCAGGGAGAAAAGGGCGACACAGGCGCACAGGGAGAACCGGGCAAAGATGGAAGCCCCGGTGCGGCTGGCGCACCCGGCGCGACGGGCACGACGTTCACACCGTCCGTATCAGCGGACGGGACGCTCAGCTGGACGAACGACGGCGGGAAGACCAATCCTGCCTCGGTGAACATCAAAGGCCCACAGGGCGAACAGGGGCCGCAGGGCTTGCAGGGCGCGACCGGCGAGACCGGCCCGGAGGGGCCGCAGGGGCCAAAGGGCGCACAGGGGCCACAGGGCGACCCCGGCGCGACCGGCCCGCAAGGCCCCGCCGGTCACACGCCGGTGAAGGGGACGGATTATTTCACCGCTGCGGACAAGAGCGAGATTGCGCAGGCGGCTGCGGCGCTGGTCAGTGTGCCGAGCGCTTCCTCCACCACCCCGAAGGCGCCTGGTACAGCTTCGGCTGGTTCGGAAAGCGCGTATGCCAGAGGTGACCATGTTCATCCGAAGCAGACGGTGACAAAGTCGGACGTGGGCCTCGGGAACGTGGACAACGTGTCGATCAACACGCGGCTGAACCGCACGACGAATGTCAATGCGTCGGACGCGAACTACACGACGTACATGGCGCGGGGCGAGGCTTTATTTTCGACAGAAACTACCCCAGCAGTTAACGGCTGTATTGCGTGGCAATATGGTTAAGGTGGTGATTCTATGGGCCAAAAGGTAGAAGTTAGCGGAACAGGGTATGACCTCAAGGGCGGAAAAACGCTCATCGGCGGCACGGCCTATGCTATTAAGAAGGGGCGGACGCTGATTGGCGGGACGGGATATGACATTTCACTTTTGAGCGGAATACCGATTTCGGAGCTTCCGGTCGAGAACACTGTGAAAATTGCAGTGAATGGGACACTTCGGGATTTCCTGATTGTGCATCAAGGATTGCCGAGTTCTCTCTACGATGATTCGTGCAATGGTACTTGGCTGTTGATGAAGGACGTCTATGAGACGCGCCAGTGGAACAGCTCGGATGTCAACGACTACGCAAACAGCACCATCCATTCGTACCTCAACAGCTACTTCCTTGCGATGTTCGACTCGAACATCCAAAACGCAATCAAGCAGGTCAAGATTCCGTATGTCAACGGCACTGGCGGTTCTGCGGTTGCGTCTGGTGCGAACGGCCTGTCCGCGAAGATCTTCCTACTGTCTGGCTACGAAGTAGGCTGGACGACCAGCTACGACGAAGACTTCCCGGTGGACGGAGCAAAGCTGGACTACTTCGTCGCAGGGTGGGGTGGCAACTCCAAGCGGATTGCGTACCTGGGAGGCTCGGCCATTTACTGGTGGCTCCGCTCGCCAAGCAACAACTTCATCAACTACGTGTGGTACGTCACCATCCCTGGCCAGAACAGCACCCTCAACCCATCCATCAACTGCGGCATCCGTCCGGTATTCATTCTTCCGTCTGATACGCTGGTTTCTGACGACGGAACGATCATAGCGTAATAAATTGAAGGAGATGAACAAATGAGTACATCCGTTATTATTCATGAAGTAGAATACCCGGCTGAGATCAGCGGGGTATTGCAGAATCCCAAATGGGACAGGCGTGACACGAAGGCTATCACGCTGACGATGACGCACGATCAGGCTGTGGGGCTGTTTGTGGACGGCCTCGCGTGGGGCATTAAACAGGTCAACACCTATCCGGTTTTTGACAAGCAGGGCCAGCCTACGGGCGAGACCACGACCGAGACGCAGACCTTTGACAACTCGGATTATTCGGTCGCCGGGAGCATCACGGACAACCGGGATGGAACAGTGACGTGCATGATGGGTAAAAAGACAGATTTGGAAATTTTACAGGAGTCAAAGGACGATGCGGAGCTTGCCGCGCGGATTCTTTTAGGGGAGGCAAAATGATGAGCTACACAGAGAGGGCGCGGGCGCTGCGGCCCTATATCGTCAAGGCTTCAGCCAGTCTGACGGATGCGGACGCCTTAAAGGCGATGGAGCTGTATGACCGCTGGGCGGCAGGAATGTCCGTGGAGGTCAACGACCGGCTGGTCTATGCAGACAGGCTCTATCGCGTGACACAGGCCCACACGACACAGGAGGGCTGGGAGCCGGACAAAGTCCCGGCGCTGTTTACCGTCATCGACGAGACCCACGCGGGCACACAGGACGACCCCATCCCCGCCGCAAAGGGCATGGAGTACACCTACGGACTTTACTACACAGACCCGGAGGACGGCAAGCTCTACCGCTGCGAACGGACGGGCGAGCAGCCGGGCGGTAAGGTGACGCTTCAGTTCCTGCCTCATGAGCTGGTGGGGCTGTATTTTACCGAAGTATAAAGGAGAAAAGAGATGGATGATGGAATTCAAGCACTGGTCGCGTCGATTGAAGCGCGATGCAAGAGCAACACGCACCGCATTGACGATCTGGAGGCAGACAACAAGGCCCTGCATCAGCTGGCGACCTCGGTAGAGGTGCTGGCGACGAAGCAGGAGACGATCGAGGCCAATATCAGCGAGATCAAGGACGACGTGAAGAGCCTCAAGGCCATTCCGAGCGGAAAATGGGAGGCGCTGGTCAAGGCGGTCGTGACGGCCATTGTTGGGGCGCTGGTCGGCTTCGCGCTGGCTCATGCGGGGATCGTGTGATGGAGACTTCGAAGAAGCTGCTGATTGGCAGCGCGGCGGCAAGCGTCGTTTGCATTGCCCTGAATGTGCTCGGTGTGCTGAGTGTGGAGGTCACGCTGGCAGTCATCGGATTTGCAACGGCGATTGGGATGTTTTACCTCTGGAAGGCAAAGAATGAGAACAGAAGTAAATACGCAATCAAGTACATCGAGAGCCTGCCGGAAACATATACGGCAGAGGAAAAGGCACGGTTTTTGGAGATCGTGCTAAAGGATTGAAAGGAGTACAAAATGATTATTAACACTGATAGCAAATTTTTGAGCAAAGCGATCGATATGGTCGCGGGCTACACAGATGAGCACCTCGACAAAACCAACAACCAGACGGATTATACGGTTTTTGTGGTGTGGTACTGCAAAACGCTGCAAAACTTCAAAGCGCTGCTGTCCACGACATTGCCGGATGGTATGTATTATGAGGTTACATACAACGGCGACAAAGACGAAATTTATCTCGATGCTTACAAGAAGTTCGAGAACCGGGCAATCAAAGTGGAGGGTTGATTATGGACAAAATTATGAAACGGCTGTCGAATCTGCTGAGCGTGAAGTCGTTGGTGACGCTGCTGCTGACGGTGGTGTTTACGGTGCTGGCGCTGCGGGGCGACATCACGGGGAAGGACTTTCTGACGATCTTCCTGATGGTCATCACGTTCTACTTCGGGACGCAGAGCCAGAAGGCGCAGGACGCGATGGATGCGAAGGGTGACGGCGATGGCACTGAAAATTAACGATACCATCCGGGCAACGAGAGTGGGCAGTAGGCGTCCGCTTTCGGCCATCCGGGCCATCGTGTTCCACTACACGGCCAATACCGGTCTGCACGCAACGGCGCTCGGCAATGCCAGGTATTTCGCGAACGGCAGCGAGGGGCGCGCCGCTTCGGCACATTTCGTGGTAGATGAGGGCGACACCGTTTACCAGTGTGTGCCGCTGGATGTGGTGGCGTGGGCGGTTGGCGACGGCCAGAGCGGCAAATACGGCAAGGTGTACGGCAACTACAACACCGTTTCCATCGAGATGGTCAGCCACACGGACGCTTCCGGCAAGTATTTCATCCCGGAGGCGACGATGAAAAATGCCGCGCGGTTGTATCAGATGCTGTTGAAGCGGCTGCCGGGCGTGCAGGCCGCAATCCGGCACTATGATATTAGTCTCAAAAATTGTCCGGCTCCGTTGATCGACGAAAAGAAATGGGCGGACTTTAAGAAACTCTTGGAGGAGGTGGACGAAGTGGTCACAAAGGCAAAGATGATCGTCGACGGAAAGGAGATCGAGGTCGAACGGATCTTAAAGGACGGCACGAATTATATTAAAATTCGCGATATTGCAAAGGCGCTGGATCTCGAAGTTAGCAACAAGGGCAATGTCCCGATCCTGAATCATAAGCAGTAGCGCACTGTGTGCCGCGCCACCCGGATTGGAGGTGGTGACGATCAGCGCGAGGGTGCGGATTCCAGAGGAATTGACCGGCCTGCTGCAAGGCGAGTGGGAGCAGATCATAGCACAGGCAGGCTACAGCGAGCAGGACGCGGAGATCGTCCGGCGCTATATCATCGAAAAGACACCGCAAATTGACGTCGCGGTGGAGCTGGACATGGCGCGGAGCACGATCACCCGCAGACTGCCGCAGATCTACGCACGAGCGCGGCACACGGCAGCAAAGCTGCAAATGATAAAAACTGAATGATGCACACTAGATATTGAGCAAAACAAACGCCCCGGCAGGAGTGATCCTGTCGGGGGTGGTTTTATTTGCGTCAGAAATGCGACACAAATGCGACACAAATGCGTCACTCATGCTACATTCGTGCGTCCCTTAAAAATTCAAAATCCCTCATACTGAACGTAGGAACTGGCCAGTTCACTACATTTTTTGGAGGGAAACACTATGGAATACGCAAGCAACGGCAAGGCCAATGCGGCCCTGACCACTGGTATCATCGGCACGGCGGGCTTCGGCGCGCAGCTGCTCGGCAATCTGCTCGGCGGCTGGGGCATGGCCCCGGCGGCGATGTGCAGCGAGAACACGCCGGTCACGCGCTACACCCTCGATCAGCAGAATACGATCTCGGAGAAGAATATGGAGATCGCCTACTGGCGCGGGCAGGACGAGACCAACCGGAAGATCTCTGAATCCTACAGCAAACTCGAAAACCGCCTGATCGGTCTTGCGGCGGAAGTACGCGCGAACAAGGACGAGCAGGTGGCCATCAACATGCAGCAGGCCGTGTACAACGGCACCAACACTGCGACGATCAGCTGCATCCAGAACCAGGTGAATCAGCTGCTCGGGCTGACAAAGCTCGTCGTGCCGAACGCCTCTGTGTGCCCCGGCTGGGGTGCTGCGAAGGTGACGGTTGAGCCTGCGACGGCGACCGCCTAATGCAAAGGGGCGGCAAGCGCCGCCCCACCTTAAAATGGAGGTAAACCAATATGGTGACAATAGATCAGGCCATGCGCGGCGTGGCGCAGTATGCCGACAATGAGATCATCCCGCACCTGCCGACCGGCAAGGGCATTGGCGCCGGGATCGCGCTTGCACTTATCATGGATGGAGGCAAGAGCCGCATCCTTGCGCTGAAAGATCATCCGGCCGTGCAGATGATGGGCATTATGGACGCAGAGGGCAACATCGATCTCGACCGGCTCTACAATGCCGCGAGGACGCGCGTGGACGGCAAGAAGATCCCGTGGGACATCCCAGTCATCGGGGAACTTAAATTTGATGTGAACGACGTCGACCGGCTTTACAAATACATTCAGGAGGCTTGACATGGGAAAAGAGCATTATATCGAAGAACTGAAACGGCAGCTGCATGAGATCATGGAGCGCCCGGTGACGCTGGGGCGCGCGGAGGAAGTCACGGTGTACGCGGACGCCATCTGTGCGCTGCACAAGCTGGACGATGACCATTTTCGTGAGTCCACGAAAATGATGGAATTCACCCGCGAGGATGCTGAAAAGTGGGTATCGCACATGGAGAACGAGGACGGCACGACCGGCGCGCACTGGACGATGGAGCAGACGGACGCGGTAGCCAATATCACAGGTGTCAGCGTGAAGCCTTGCGTCTGGTGGGCGGCGATGAACATGATGTATTCGGACTATTACGGCGTAGCTGCCAAGTACGGCCTTGACCGGCCAGAATTCTATGCCGACCTTGCAAAAGCCTTCCTCATGGATAAGGACGCCGGAGGCCCGGAGGCGAAGATGGCCGGGTATTATCATGGGGTTGTGCTGAGAAAGTGATTTCAAATATTGTAGCAAGATGGAGTATGGTGGGCCATACTCCATCTTGCTACAATAGAGAGTATCAGAAAATGAATTTATAAGAGATCGCGAGGAGCATCTGGGATTTGTCGAAGGTGCAGCGGTCGATGATGGACATGGCGGATTCGTACTTTTGCGCGACGGTGGCTGTTGGACTACGGAGCGTTTCAAGGACTGCGGCGATGGCATTTCGAAGCAGCGCGGCGGCATCGACGACGGGGACGGCTGCGGATTCGGCAATTTGCGCGTCGAGGTCGTCAAGCTGCGCTTGCATTTGCTGCCGCGCGGCTTTATAGGTTTCCAGCGTCTCGACGCCGTCTAAGTAAGATTCACGCAGGCGATCAATACGGGAGACGATACGGGCACGCTGCTGCTGCAAGCGCTGGTCGGAATGAGCGGGTTTTGCGGCTTGAACAACGCAAGCGACAGACTCCGCGAACGTCAAATCGTGCTGAAGCTGGGCAAGGAAGGATTCTTCCAGTGCCTCGACGGCGATATGCTGGGTGGTCGAGCAGCGTCCGTGCGCATAGTTGTTGCATTTCATAAAATGCGGACTTGCCCAAATGAGCGTCGCGCCGCAGGCAGAGCAGCGGACAACACCGCACAGCCAGTGCTTGCGCTCAGAGGAAGGCTTGCCGTAGCGCTTATAGGACTTTTTCAGTTCGGAACAGCGAGCCTGCGCCGCGCCCCAGGTTTCGGCATCGATGATCGGTTCGTGCAGCGCGTCGGCGATGATGCTGTCCTCGTTCTTGAAATTTCGGCGTGTCCTGCCGGTCGGCGTCCAGCGGAGCTTGCCGAGGTAGACGGGGTTATTCAGGATATAATCAATGGTACGGTTTTCAAAGGGATTCCCACGGTGCGTGCGGATGCCACGGGAACTCAGATCTTTCGCGATGCGAAACATGGCATCACCGGAGATGAAGCGCCGGAAGATCTCCTGGATGATCTCGGCTTCTTCCGGGACGATGACCAGCTGCCGGTTTTCTGCGCGGTAGCCGAAGGATGGTGTAGCTTGCAGGGAGCCATTCTTTGCATTGACGGTCATGGAGCGCTTGACTTCCTCCGCAAGGCGGACGGAATAGAATTCGTCCATCCACTCAATGATCCGCTCGATCAGGCTGCCGAAGGGGCCAGCGATCAGCGGCTCGGAGACGGACACCACATCGACCTTGCACTTGCTGCGCAGGATGGATTTATAGAAAATGGATTCCTCTTGATTGCGGGCAAAGCGGGAGAACTTCCAGACGATGATGACATCAAACGGATGGGACGGGTCTTTGGCAGTGGCGATCATCTGCTGGAAGCCGGGGCGCTTTTCAGCAGCCCGACCGGAAATGCCATCATCGTGGAAGATGTATTCCGAGAGCAGGAGCAGGCCGTTCTTCGCGGCGTATTCGCGGATCTTCTCCATCTGGGAATCCGGGGACAGCTCCATTTGGTCATCGGTTGAGACGCGGACATAGGCGGCTGCGATATGTGGTTCAGGCATAGGCGGAGACCTCCCGTAAAAAGGACTTGGTAACGCGAATCCAGCCGACATGGGGGTCGAGAAGATCGACGACCAACGAGATCACGACAAGGGCGAGGATGGAGACGAGGATGAGCGTGACGATGCGGTGCGTGCGAAGGGAGCGTTTATACAGCTCGATCTCACGCTTGTAGTGGTCGCGCTCCAAGTGGACGGCCTGCAAAGCGTCAGAAGAAGGAGCGGGATGCTCGATCCCGAGGTATTCGTCGACGGAGACGCCAAGCATTTTACAGATCGGGCCAAACGTGGAGAGCGGCGCGTTCGGCGTTTCGCCGCGGAGATATTGCCCGACGGCGTTCTGGGACAGGCCGGATCGTTCGGCCAGCTGCTGGTTGGTGATACGCGGATTTGCGGAATCTTTCTTGTCACGGCATAGCTCCCATAGTTCTTGTTTCAAATTTTCTCCCTCTTTCATTGATTTCCCAACGGACATGGACACGGAAGCCCATGGCCGATGGTCGACAAATTTGGTGCGTTCGTGGTAGGCTAAACTTGCAAGCAGCTCCCACACGCTTGCAGCGGCCAAAAGTCCCGCCGCCGGGAACATGGCGGCGGGGCATCCCTTGATACTTCCAGTATATGACGAATCTGGAAACGATTCAAGTTAGGATGTTGCACAAAAAATCGACCATGTTTTTTGGAAAGAGAAAGGCGAAGGGATGGAAAAGATGTCGAAAACCGTAGACGAGGAAATGCAGAAGCTATGGGAACAGGCCACGCCGGAGCAGAAGTACATCATTGTTGGGTTCATGCGGAACATCGTGAAGACAGAATAAACGCCCGGAGCGAATCACCGCTTCGGGCGTTTTTGCTAGTCGGATTTACGAGAAGAACGAATTTCTTTTAGAGCATCAACGCCAGCGAGAAATTCATCTTTGCTGATAAGGCTGGTTTCATATTCTGCGAGAGCATCTGAACCGAGACGCTCTGTTATACCATAATGCTCTGTTGCGTTTTTCCACCCAATATGATGACCTTCGGAAAAACCTTCATCAAAAGCGCGATATACTGCTTGTTCAGTATCGGATTCCGCCGCAGAATATCCTTCGTCATAGGCAATGTCCCAAGTTTCTTCGGAACTGTCATCATAACCGGAGTTATAACCTTCGTCATAATCACTGGCATGTTCATCGCAAGCTTTGTTATATCCTTCTAAATAGCTTTCACTCAAATCATCGGAAGTATATTGGTGCTTAGATGTCATAATCATATTCACAACGAGGGCGGCGACGATTATGAGCGGGATGAAGATAGACCAGAATGAACCGACACCAAACATATATCGCCAGCGATCTGTATGCACTTCCAATAATTCCTTAAAAAATCTGCTCATACTGATACCTCCTTTATTTCAGAATACAAAAGAATCACAGAATCGTCAAGAGCTATGAGCATTTTTGTAAAAATCACCGGGAGCGGGTCAACCGCTTCCGGTGATTTTTTTTGCGTATTCGAGAATGTTGTCCCAGAACTCCGGGGGCATGTCGAGGGCGGCGGCGATGCCGCGCTTGCGGGTGGATTCGTCGGCTTCGGCCAGCACGTCGTTGAACAGCATGGCCATACGCTCGTTTTCACTGCGCTGGACGTACATCGGCTCCGTGCCGTCGCGCAGCCACGCTTCGGACACACCGAATACGCGGCAGATGTCAGAGATGGTGCGGTCGCTCGGTTCGCGTGCGCCCATTTCAATCATTGCGATATAGTTTCGGGACAAACCAATTTTTTCTGCGAACTGCATTTGCGTCAATTCCAATTCAACACGGAGCTGCTTAATTCGTTCGTTCATATTGCATCACCTCCAGAACGCAACTGTACAATACCACGAAAAGCGAACTCTGTCAACAGAGTTAGAAAATATTTTTTGAAAACATGTTGACATAGAGACATAAATGTGCTATGTTGTGCTTACAAAGCCAACTAAGCAATGGAACAATGCCAACAAAACGAGCGAGGTGAGAACAATGATGAACGTACTGGACATAGAGGCTCGGCAGTGGATGCGCGAGGAAAGTATGCGGGAGATCGCGCCGAAGGCGCTGACGCTGGCCGAGCGGATCTTGGAAGCGGCGGCTGAGTTGGACGCGACGCTGAAGGACATCGAGGACGCGCAGAATTATCTGAACTGCTGGGTGACAGAATTCCGGGAGGGAACAGAAGCGCAGACGATCCGTGCGTACCGGAAGGACTTTCTTGAAGGGCAGAGGGCAGAGGAAGCGATGCGCTGCGTGTCGGAATGGCGTCAATCAGAGGAAGTCAAAAGAGGAAGGAACGGGTAAGTCTGCCGGAAGATGCGTTCCGCCCGGGAGCGGCAATCGAGACAATGCAAGCTGTTGTTGGCGTTGTCACAGGTTGCGAACTCATAGGCGGGAGGCTTGGGGGATTGCGTGAAGTTGAACCAGACCGTTTCTGTTCTGCCGTGAACAGGACAGAAGATTGGAATGGGTTTATCGATGGAACCGGAATACTGCATTTCCAATTTCAGTTTATCAAGAATATCCATGAAAATCTCCTGCGCATCGCTTCCACTACCAAAATAGCACGGGCGGCGCGGGATGGCAAGGAATAAAACGAGTGATAAGAGAAGAGCGTGCGGGGAAAAAGAAAACACACGCATGGAACCATCATACGTGCATTTCCCTCCATGTTTTTTTACCAGAACGCGCTGCACCGCCACGCCCCACATTCTTCATGTGGTGATACGGCCCATTTTTTATACAGGGTATGTTCCTGTTTGGCTGTACCGGATAAGACGATGGCAGACATGAATGGTTCTCATGCTTCTGTGGCGCGCCGCTTCACTTTGGCAGTTATGGCTCTGCCCCTTGCCCTATCGCATGACGCCGGGGTTCCGGTCTGGAACGGGCAAGGTCAAAAGCTTGGTCATACGACCACCTCCTTTGAGATTGCCACAGCGGGCATGACAACAGAATACCATAGCTGCAAAGTGAAGTCAACAAAATTAACAGAAGGAGACAGCGTAAAATGCCGGAAGAATGGACGGGCAAACTCATCGGAGAGATGCACAACGCAGACATCAGCCGGGCGGAGGTCGCCAAAGAACTCGGCGTATCGACCGCGTATGTGACGATGGTGCTGAATGGAATACGGACACCGGAGGGCGCGGAAGAAAGACTGCGCGCTGCGTTTGAGCGGGTCAGAAGTAAAAAGGAATAAAACGAGTGAGGTGAGAACCACTGCCTGCAAAATTGAGTTACCCGGGGGCGGCGAGATGACGCGAACGCTCGCCTGCGAACGCGCCACCTCTGCCAGTTTGTGCGCACCGGACAAAGGATGCCGTTTTCTGCGTTTTTTACGTGGTGCGACCACAACGGCAACCAGCCGAGGCGACGGCTGCTTTATCCGGCTCTCTCACTTACGGAGCGACCCGGCCGCCATGGCGCTATGGCTTGGCGGCGACTGTGAGAGGCTTACCGCGCACACAGATCGAGGGAGGCATTATGGAAGAAAAGATGCTCTCCATAAGGCAACACCCCCTTTCCGTGTAAAGGGTCCCGAGCTGCCCGGGTGATTCAATTTTACAGGCAGAGGCAGAAACCGTCAAGAAGGAATAAAAAGAGTTCTCACCTACGATGAGAAAGGAGTAGTTATGAATCAGAAAAGAAACGAAGAACACGAAGCCTACATGAAAGGCCGGGAGGAATACATGGCGCAGGAAGAACCGAAGGCGCTGGAACTGGCCGAGGAACTGATCACAACGGCGGTGCGGAAGAACGCGACGATCGATGACTTCAGAAAGGCGTGTAACTATGTGTTGGCGTGGAATAACGAGGCAATCGAAGCACTGCCAATGCCTATGAGCTTCACGCGGAACTTAAGGTCGCGGTTTTTGGCCGACAGCGAAACAGGGCGATGCGCTGACGTTAAAGGTTAATCAGGGATCAGAAATTCCGCCAAGGTAGGGTATTTCTTACGGAACAGCGATTTAGCGCGGCGTTCACATTCACGGCAATGCTCAGAACCGCTCTGATTGTCGCAGCCGTTGAAATAGTAACAAAATGGGTCTGGATAGTGTGTGATTGGGAAATAGACCGTTTGCAGACGTTGCAGAGTTGGACAGTAAATTTCAAGGTCTTTGGTAATGGTACTCATAACAATACTCCTGCGCATCGCCCCTGCTTATCAGAATAGCATGGGCGGCGCGGGATGACAAGAGTGAGGTGAGGGTTATGTCGGAAGAACAGAAGAAGAAAGTCGAGGGTGTGCTGCACGAGATGAAGCACATGAACGCGCAGCAGATCGAGGTCATGATCGCCTATATGCAGGGCGTGGCTGCGGCGGCAAAGCTGATGTGCGAGCGGAAGGAGCAGTAATCGCTCCGGCGGAATAGAATACACGGAAAGGGAGGGACGCAGGATGCGGAAAAAACAGGTGATCCGAACGGAAAGCTATGTGACGAAAAACGGGCAGTTGGTTCGCTTTGACGATTTGACGCTCGAGGAAAAGCGGATCGCGGCGACGGAGCTGAAGCTGCGGTATCTGCGGGCGATGTTCCCAGGCGTGGAGTTCTATGTGAAGAAAGAGAGGGAGGCAGATGCACTACACGCTGCGGGTGAATGAGCAACAATTTGGCGATCTGATCGCCGCGATCATCTGTGCGGAGGCTGCGGAGGCCGAGGCCATTGAGCTATTCCACGACAAGAAAGAGATGCGGGAGCGGGCAGCGGAGAGCATGACGCGGCTTGGGAAGCTGCGGTATTACTTACAAAAGGAAAAGGAGCGGGATGAAGTATGATCTCGAAAAAAGAACATGACAACGCGAGGGTACGGGTCTTGCGGAGGCTGGCACTGATCGCGAGCGGCGGCTGCTTTATGGCGATGGGCTTTTACGTTGGGTTCGGGATTTACTGGGGCGGCGTGCTGCTTGCGTTCGCGACGGTGGCGTGCCTCGGCTATGCGCTGGGCGGCAGCGAGGAAGACGGCGATGCGATATAACGAGGTGCCGGCAGACGGAAGGCCGGGAAAGCCGGAGATGATCCGGCAGCCGGAATACACCGGAAAGAAATACTTTCGCGTGCAATACGCAGGGCAGACCGTGGATGTACGATGCGCGGATGAGACGGCGGCGCTGTTTCTCGCGGCGAAGCACTGGGGCTTCAAGTGGACGCGGTCGGAATACCACCAGACGGCGAAGGTGACGATGCTGCGGATGAATCCGGAGCTGGTGATCGGATAAGGAAAGGACAGGAGACCATGGGCGGATTGCGATTTGACAGCATGGCGGACATGCCCGCCGGGATGCGGGATCTGTACGCGAAGAAGATGCTGGGGCAGATGCCGCAGGCAAGGCCGGAACCAGAACAGAAAAGGGCTAAGTACCAGAACCAGAAGGCGGAGCGCGGGGGGATTCACTTTGACAGCCAGAAGGAAGCGCGGCGCTATGACGAGCTGCTGCTGATGCTGCGCGCCGGGGAGATTCGCGATCTACGGCTGCAGCCGCAATTCACAATTCAGGAATCATACGTTACGGAGACCGGGGAGCGGGTACGCGCGATCCGGTACACGGCGGACTTTTCATACATCCGGGAAGTGTCCGGAGAGAAGATCGTGGAGGACGTGAAGAGCGGGCCGACACGGACGAAGGAATATCTGCGGAACAGGAAGTTTATGCGGTCGATGTATGGGATCGACGTGCGGGAGGTTTGAACTTTGAAGATGACACCACTGGAACAGCTGGATCACTGCCTGTTGGGGAAAGACGCAAGATTTGCAGAGTGCAGGATGGAGTGTGCGCACTGCGGCTGGAACGACGAGGAGGCGGAGCGGCGGAGACACATTCCGCTGAAATGGTGCGAGGACGGGATGCGGCGGAAGATTTTGCCGCCGAGACCGCGCACTGATGAACTGGGCAACTGAGCCGGATCTACATTTTTTTGTGGGCGTATGCGCAGGCCGCGCCGCCATTCGCGGTCTGCGAAGGATTAACCGGCTTTTTGCTGCGCGTCCGGAGCATGGACAAGTCAGACGGCCCAATGCTCCGGGCAGCGTATGAACCCGTGTGAGACGTGCGGGAAAGGAACGTCATCCAATGCGCCGAAGATCCACGGCGCACGGCATCTGGCCTCCTAGGAGAAGCTGCGCGACGCAGATAGACGCGGCTCGCCCGGGATTTTTGGGAACACTGGGCGCAGACGGGGAAGGGCCGTCTCTGCTGCCACGGCGCGAAGGGAAACGCGCCGTGGCATGACCATATACCAAACGCCCGGGAGGGCGAAAAAATAAAGGAGACGAGGCTATGGGAAGAATTATGACGGTATTTGACATTGATTTTGGAAAATACGAAGAGAAATGTCACGCGCAGCACATGGAAGTCGAGTTCAACAGTGACGTCTATCCGCCGCGGATCGTCCTGACACAGGAACAGACGTTGTTCGACGTTGGGACGCAACAGGAGCAGACGCGGGAGACGGAGATCGTGGTCGTGGGCGGCGTGGAGCCGCAGATCACGGTGAAGGGCGCATGGGAGACCACGCGGAAGCGGCTGAACAAGATGGTGACAGGGGCGCTGAAGCTGCTGGAACTCTATCTGCGCGCCTATATGCAAGATCACATGGAGTATGAAGCGGCCAGAGAAGGAGGCCGGGAAGCATGAAGTGCAGGCAGTGCGGGAAAGAAATTCAACGCAAGGGCGCGATCTTCAATTCCTTTTGCAGCGAACAGTGTTCGGAGGAATGGTACAAGGATGACAACATTGCCGTCACGGTGATCTGCGTGAAGGTTCCGAGGATCTACAAGGAACTGCGGCCAAGGCTGGGCGAGATGATCCACGCAGTGAAGCGGAAGAGCTATAACAGCACGGGTTACATCTTTGAGCGGGCCGGGAAAAAGGTGCTGTTGCGGGCGGATGAGGTTGTGGAGGTGGCGGGGTGAAGCCGCCGTGTGAGAGGGACTGCCCGAGGAGGGTAGTGGGATGCCACACCAAATGTGCGCCTTATCTGGAATACGAGGAAGCAAAACAGGCGGAATATCGGGCGAGAGAAGTTGAACGGAGCCGCGACGCCTACACTGCGGACGCGGAAAAGCGGTCACGGAGTGTAGCGAGATTGAAAAGAATGGGGCTGCTGAAATGAAAGTACTGGAATTATTTGCTGGGACGCGCAGCATCGGAAAAGCATTTGGGGCGCGTGGGCACGAAATTTATTCGGTAGAGTGGGATAAGGATTTCGAGAATATCGACCTATATGCTGATGTCCTGACTGTGACTGCAAAGGACATCTTGGAGAAATTCGGCCATCCAGATGTGATATGGGCCAGTCCGGACTGCACAACATTCTCAATAGCCGCTATATCTCACCATCGGCGGAAAAATGCTGAGACCGGGAATCTGGATGCGGTGAGCGAGTACGCGAAATTCTGCGACAAGGTAGATCAGCACGTTTTAGAGCTTATCCGTGAGCTGCATCCGAGGTACTGGTTCATCGAGAACCCGCGCGGCGGCATGAGGAAGATGACGTGGATGCGAGATCTGCCGCGCTACACCGTTACATACTGCCAGTATGGCGACACTCGGATGAAGCCGACCGACATCTGGACGAACCATCCAAATCCCAAATTCAAGCCGATGTGCCACAATGGAGACCCGTGCCACGTTGCGGCCCCAAGAGGCGCGAAGACCGGCACGCAGGGGCTGAAGGGCAGCAAAGAGCGGTCCGTGATCCCTCCAGCACTTTGTGAGCACATCGTGGATATTTGCGAGGAACAAAATGAATTTAGAACAGAGCGCGTTTGAGGCGCTGCGGTTTGCATCGGCGCAGAGTTTGAAGCTCTACAAGCAGCCGCTGGTAATTACATACTCCGGTGGGAAGGATAGCGACGTGCTGCTCCGGCTGGCAGAAAACAGCGGTATTCCATTTGAAGTCCTACACTCCCTAACCACGGCAGATGCGCCGGAAACGGTCTACCATGTGCGGGACACATTCCGCCGAATGGAGGAAAAGGGCGTAAAGTGCGTTATCGATGCGCACGTCCAGCCGGACGGGAAGTGCGCTACCATGTGGAATTTAATACCGAAGAAAATGGTGCCGCCCACAAGGATCAAGAGGTACTGCTGTGAAGTCTTGAAGGAGAACGGAGGCCGAGGCCGTTTTATCGCGACCGGCGTAAGGTGGGCCGAATCAACGAAGCGCAAAAACAACCGCGGCATGATTGAGGTATCCCACAGAGACAAAAACAAGCGCCTGATCCTGATGGATGACAACGACGAGGCCCGGATGCAGTTTGAAACGTGCCAGCTCAAGGGCCAGCGGACGGTGAACCCGATCGTCGGATGGACTACGGCAGATGTGTGGGATTACGTTGCGATGGAACATATCCCCGTGAATCCGCTTTATCGCTGCGGCCACACGCGTGTTGGATGTATCGGATGCCCGTTAGCTTCGAAACGTACCAGAATAGAGGAATTTATAATCTGGCCGAAATACAAGCAAGCATATATCCGCGCGTTTGATCGGATGCTGAAGGAACGACACCGCCGCGGGAAGATGTCCGGCGGGATGCGATGGGGCGAGACCGGATTGGACATATTTAATTGGTGGATGGAAAATGATGTGCTTCCGGGGCAGGAAGTGCTAGAAGAATTTCGGGAGGATTTGCTATGATGAATTTGAAACCGGAAGAACTGATCAGGGAGGCCATGAGGGCAAATCCTGAAGAAGGGATCAAGGAACTGCGGAAAAGCAGCGAGAGTACAGCAACGTGCTGCTGTGCGGTACAGACCACAAACGAGTGGTACAAGCTCTTGATGCGGGAGGCCGCCGACCAGATCGAGCGCGACCAGAAGGAGATTGCCAAGCTGCGGGAGGAAAACAAGCGGCTGACACGGCGACTGTTTGAGCCGCATCCTGTACCTACAACATCGACACTGTGAGGAGGGGGGAGCGAAATGCTTGATATATGCCCTGTCTCCCTTGCCGAGGCGAATGAATTTGTTGCCGAGCATCATAGGCATCATAGACCTGTGGTAGGGCACAAGTTTTCCGTCGGCTGCACAGACGGCGAGAAAATCGTGGGCGTTGCAATCGTGGGCCGCCCGGTGGCGCGCTATCTTGATGATGGATGGACGCTGGAGGTAAACCGTTGCTGTACGGACGGTACGCGAAACGCATGCTCCATGCTATACGCTGCCGCATGGAGGGCGACCCGTGCAATGGGGTACAAAAAACTCATCACCTACATACTGGAAACGGAGCCGGGTACAAGCCTAAAGGCTGCTGGATGGAAGTGTGTTGGTAAGGCTGGCGGGCTTCGCTGGACAGGCAAGCGCCGCCCAGAGGTCGACCTTTGCCCAGCACAAATGAAGATCAGGTTTGAAAGGGTGGCTGATAATGGAACGACTAACCTTTGAGGGCAACTTCTGCGAGATTGCGCGGTGCAAGGAAGTGAAGTGCCCGTACGATACCGATTGCAGCCAGAAACAGGTATGGGAACGGCTGAAAGCCTATGAGGGCACGGGCCTGACGCCGGAGGAAATCAAGGCTCCGTTTACGGAGGACGCGATGATAAATCTGGCAGCGCAGGCGCTGGGAGTGGAATCTAGCCGCCTGCGGGAGCTGGCCGTGGCCGACAAGGACGGGCGGGTGGTCGTGCCGCCGTGCAAGGTGGGTCATCGGGTGTTTGCCCTGCTGGACACGGATAAGCATATAAGCGAGTGCGAGGTCAAGCAGATCGGTCTTGGTGATGAGATCGGATTTGTTGGCCTTGAGCCAATAGGGGCCAGAGGGCGGAAGTATGGCGTAGCGCTAAACGGATTTGGTAAGACCGTATTTCTCACCCGCGAAGAAGCTGAAAAGGCGCTGGCGGAAATGGAGGGAATGAAAGAATAATGAAGATCACAAAGGAACTTTTGAAGGAGAAAGGCGCGTGTGCCGATGGCTATCGTGACTTTTTGAAGGAATATCCGGTGGACAAGTATCCGGACGGCGTGGAGTATCAGGAACTTTTGGACTTCTGCGCGGAAAAGAACTTCAGCTATGGTTCGTGGTTGCTGGACGCGTTCGGGAAAACGGATGATGTTCGTAAGATCGAGGGAGATTTGATCGTCGAGAAAGGCATCATCTTTGCCGGGCGGCTGGAAGTCAAAGGCTGCATCGAGGCTGGCTGTGGCATCGAGGCTGGCTG